ATAAACTCTTTTTGATAATTTCCACCATAAATATCAGCCATTGTTTACTCCTATTCTTTACAAAGAACTTCAACTACTTTACTTTCTTCAAGTCTAGTAGCACCCATGCTCATAGAAGCATAGACTTGTTTAGCGTAGTGTTTCTGAGGTAACTCGTCTACGCGACCCTTAACATCACTTCCAAGAGCAAGTAATAAACCTGAACCTGCACAAGCGATTAGTCTTCTTGATCCAATAGAAATTGAATCTGCACCTGCACCAACTGATCCGTTAGACGCATCAAATGGGATAACAGCAGTAGTTACAGGAAGTCTTTCAAGTCTAATAAACTTGAATCCCATAAAAGTGTCGATCTCACCATTAACAAGAGCACGAACAGTGTTGTAGTCTTGAGAAGTGATTTCAGTTTCACCTAGTAAGTTATCAATTTGTTCTGCTTCACAGATAATGTAAAGAGCTTCCATATCAACTTCATTTTGGTTAAATTTCTTTTTGATTGCACGTAATGTTCTTACGTTTAATCCTGAAGCAGCAGATCCATCAAATGCTCCAATCTTCTGGCTATCAGGGATTACAACCGGAGTTCCACCCTCTTTACCTGCGTAAGATGTACCAAGAGCAGCAGAGATGATGATATCATCCATTTTTCTACCCATTGCCATCATAGCAGCTTTACCATATTGAGACTCAGGATCGTGGATAAGTCTTAGCTTATCTTCCTTGTCAACTAGGTCTGACCAAAAGTAGTCATTCATAGTTACACGTCTTCTTCCGTGTGGTGTATCTTGATACGTAGTATCTGAGTGACGACCGATTTTTTCTTGTGCTTCTACAGGTCCGTAGTGATCGTAAAATCCTGCTTCACCGTTTAAAGTTTCTGTTCTAACGATACCTCTAAGTCTTGATCCTTTTTGCTGACTTAGGTGCCATACGTTTGAACTGAACTGTTTTACCATATGTTCTGTTACAAATTGAGACATTTTCAACTCCTGAAAATTAGTTAATATTAGTTAGTTAATTCGATTGGATTGTCCCTAACGGGGTCTGTATCTAAGCCACTCTTGTGCAGGATCGACGAACGATTGTCCTAAATGACTATACAAGTATGATATACGATTCAGGGGACGTGTCAAGCCCCCCGGTACGATTATCGTATCATTTGAAATAATTTATTTACTTCTTCTACAATTCTGTTGTGATCTGGGTGCATACTATTGTAATAAGGTCCATTCATATCACCAGTAACATCATTGATTCTTTTCTGAGCATCATCCGGAGAAAGGCTATAGGCAGGTTTTGACTCCCCTTGAAAGCTATCCTCTTGGAAAAACTTCTTACCAATTTGGTTAAATACTTTAATTATGCTTGGATCATTCCCAAGTCCAGTTTCGTTTAGGTATTTTTTAAGCTCTTCTCCACCAAATTCGTTTACAGCTAATTTTGCTGTATGTACGTTCTGCTCGAAGGCTTCTCCCCATTCTTCCTTAAGGCCGTTTATCTTAGCCTCAAACTCTTCTTTCTGTCCCTGCTGCAATCTACCTACTTCTTCAGAAGTGTGATTGTTTAGGAAGTCGAACATGGCCTGAGCCTGATCTGGAAGTAGTCGGTTGTTATATGCTGCTTCTTTAAAAGCATTTGTAAAATCTTCGTTTACGGCAGCTTCTTCCGGTCTGTTGATACCATAAGCGTCGAACTCAGTAGGAAGACCAAGCTTGTGGTACATATCCAACCATTCTTCGTTTGTACTGTTCTTGTTAGGAACAACTACCTTGTCAGCTCCCATCTTTCTTTGGGCGTGCACGTACGACTTAATAAGTGTAGGTACATCAGATAATGCTTTAAGAGATGTATCCCCTGCGATATCAGGATCTAGTCCTTCAAATCCAGATAACCACTCTGGTATAGCAGGTGCTGAACCTTGTCCTTCTACAGGTGCTGATCCTGCTCCCTCAATAGGTGCTGTTGATCCTGCCCCAGGTGCGGGTGCTGCGTCTCCGCCAATTAAACTTTCACTCATCTTGATCCTCCTCTAATCGTCTTAACATCTCGTTAAGCTTGTCCATACTAGTGTTTTTAGTTTTTAATATTCTTAAGACTACACTACGTGCACCCTCATTGAAATGTGTTTCATACGGGTCTTTGTCGAAAGTACAGCTGGCCATGTGGCAAGACTTCATTAAGTCCTCCAGTACCAACTCACCTGACTCTGATTCGAATACTTCTTTATAGGCACGTACCGTAGCCTTCATCTTGCTAGATTTAAACATATGTTCCCCTTATGTTCCTATGTATTACTTAGCTTCTGTGCTGTGTCCGCCTCAACATTTTCTTGTTGCGCTTGCATCTGACTAGCCTGCTGATCTGCTGCTGCTTGTCTAGCGTTCTCAACTTCTTCTTCACCCCTTAGCATCTCCTCTGGTAACCCAAAGATTTCTGCATGGTATCTCAGTACTGCGTCCCCATTGATGTTCTCCATCATCTGAGGCTGCATCTCAATGATCGGTGCAACAGATTGGATCACTCTTGTGAACGTGTCTGCTTCTCCTGATCTCTGAGCTTTTGAAATTTGAGATACATACTTAATCTCTAAGTCTTTACCTTTCAGTTGTTCAGGGATATCTCCTAGTAGCCCTCTTCTAAACATAACACCAAACACTCTGTCGATAATAGGTTTAAGAAGTTCGTTGTTAAGACGACCAAGGATTGGTCCCATCATTCTAAGGTTCTCTTCTGTACGTTGCATAACTTCAGTTGCCGTCATCTGCGGTCCTTGCTGAAGCTGTAGTTGATCGATAAAGAAAGCAGACTTAATTCTCTGTCTTGCTTGCTCTACCATAGTGTCGTTGATATCTACTCGCCCACCTGTAATAAGTGGTTCGATTCTATCTTTAGAACCTGCTCTATAGATATTACTCCCACCCGGCTGTGTTCTAACAGGCAATAAGAATCCATTGTCTGGTATCATAAGCGGTGGATCTGCTGCCTTTTGTGCTGCCCTAATCATAGTTTTCATCATAGAGTTAAGCATACGGATATCCGGCAATGACTTCATAGAAGGAGATCTTCCGTATTTCTCCCCTGTTATCTTAGTCCAACGAGGAACCGCATAAGGGTTCTCATTAAACTTCCCTTCTCTTAGAAGGATGTCTTGTTCTTTTAGTGCATGGAAAGAAGCGAATTGGTCACTTCCATTTGCCATAGGTTCTACAGCATGGATAACTTTATACTTCTTAGTAGAGTCAGTCATGTACTGCTGCTTAAGTTCCATAGAAAGAATGTCTTCCCCGAACTCTTGAACAATCTGGCGTAGTGAGTACTCATACTCTCTATATACAGAGTCTACAACACCCTTGTTGTTCTCTTCGATATACGCTTCATAGATTGAGCTTGAAAAGAAACGTACAACAGATTCGTCGTCTTCTTCTATTCTTAAAATGGTTGTACCTACACTAGGTAGATCCAAATATGTTTCGTGTATTTCAGTTTGAAAGTTTGATGCATTTAAAACTCTTATCATTTTCTGAGTCGAGTCTTGTAGCCATTGACGTACTTCTTTTACGCCGTCTAGTTCCTTCTCCCCTGTACTTAATCCAAACCATACAGAGCTAGGATTAGTAAGCATAGAATGTAGTGCAGAAGCTAGAAGCTCATTTGCGTGGATAGAGGTAGAGTCGTATAGATTCTGACCCTTCTTCTCTCCCGGAGTAACCATACCGTACACTTCGTCTTTACGAGGTAGTACAAATTTAGCAACTTCTTCCCAGTAGGAATCCCAGTTTGTTCTATCTCCCTTCATGCGTTCGAATTTCTCGCGGATCTTCTTAGCTTTCTGGGTGTCATTCTTTATTTCTGAAATATACATAGCCTATCCTAGTAAACTGCGCTGAGACGATGCGCCTGTTAATATAGTCCCTTCCTGTGATGCAGCTGCCGCCTCAGGTGAACCGCCTAACATAGTTCCTTGCATCTCTCTTCTCTTCTTAAATCCTTCCAAAACCTTTTGATTTTGGCCAGCTACCATTCGGTTTCCTGCATCTACTTGAGCCGAATTTGCTGCTTTTATCTGCTTATTCTGCTTATCTATAGAAAAGGCAGTAGTTGCTAGCGAAGCAATCGCCATAAGTGTTAGTGGGTCCATCTTAGCCTCCTAATTCGTCATAGTCCTGCTCTACTACAGCAGTATAATCATTTATATTAAGTCTATTCTCAGGCAGTTGTAAGTCAAGCCCTGCCATCCTGAACGCATCTGATCCGTTTGAAGCCCAGTTGTGTAAAGGTTTATCAACGAACATTTGATTCTTTGAGTCATATTTACGTTGATAGTTTCTTAATGCCTCTAGTCCTCGTTTACAGGTCTCCCCGTTGAACCAGATATTCTTCTTAAGCAGGATTCTCGCAGCGTTGATACCATCAGCAACGGACTGTCTTGGGATGATATGCGTTCTGATACCGAAGTCAAGTAACGTTTCCTGTCTTGATCTTCCTGTTCCAAGCTCACGAGCTGCTCCATCATGTGGTATTCCATGCTGCTCATAGACGTAAGGCTTGCTTTTAAGTTCTTTTGCGTACCACTCAAGTCCTACTCCTGCGTTTTCAATATAGTCTATAACACGTATTTCACTGCCCACCTGCTGAATAAACCAGATAGCGGTCGAGTCTGAGATACCTAAATCCCAGTACGTTGATACTGTACACGTCTCTTCGTATACAACATTATCGTTTATTCTTCCCTTCTTTTCAAGGTCGTTTATGTACTTACCGTAATACGCACCGAGTAATGCTGCAGAGAAAGAACATTCATATTCTTGGTCAAATTCTTCTTCAGACATAGAAGCTCTTGCTTCGTCTAATTCCTCATAATCCACTACTCCGGTTTCGCTAGCCTTATAGCAGGCAACGAACCAATTCTTCCCGTCTGCTTGTAGCTCTCCACCGAGCCTGTATATGTTGTGGAAATGGTTTTGTCCTTTAGGAGTTCCGATAAAGATGGCCCATCCCTTACGGTCTGACAGAGCAGGTCTAATGACTTGACCCCAAATAATTGGATCGCATTGTGCGTATTCATCAAGAATGACTCCATCAAGATAAATTCCTCGTAGCGAGTCGGGATTGTCTGCACCGAGGAGTACGAAACGGATTTTGTCTCCTCTGTCTGGTCTTGGTATGTCAACTCTGAGTTCGGCTTCATTGGCCTTCGCCCCCGGAATGTTCTTCGTGAAATCCTTCAAATACTCCCAAGCTACCCTCTTGGCTTGCCCGTATGTGGGAGCAATGTAAGCGTACTGTGGGTTCTTAAGGTCACAGTTCAAACCTTTATCTATCATCTCCATGATGGAGAATACTGTCTTACCGAAACGACGGTGACAGACTAATACGTTAAATCTTTTTAAATGCGTGTGCAAAGTTTGCTGAAGCGGTCTAGGTCTATATCCTAAATCAATTACGTCTGCCCCATCTGGGAGATCGTTTAGTGGTGTGAATCCGTCGTCATCATCACGGACATATGCAGGTCTAGGAGCTACCAAAAGAAATGCCCCATCAGAAAGCCTATCAAAAATACGACGGCCATACTGTGCTGTCCGAAGCGGTACACCGCTACGCTTATTGGTTCTTTACCTTTAACTAATAAATATACTTCATACGCCAACATAAGTATAGCTGTTACTATAAGAACTATACCTGTAGGTGTAAACTTCTTAATGCACGAGATACGTGACTCAGTGG